GAAGTACAAAAACAAGAGTGTTAAAGACATTGTACGGATGCACCAAGAAGCTGAAAAGCTCGCTGGTAGGCATAGCTCTGAGATTGGAGAACTACGCAAGATCGTTGATGATTTTGTAGTCTCACAAACAGAACTCAAGAAAGATAAGAAAAAACCAGTTGATGAAGTTGATTTCTTTACGAATCCTAGCGAGGCTGTTAAAGCCCTACTGGATAACGATCCCCGTTTAAAGCAGGCTGAAGACCTGAATAAACAAATGACACGCAGTGTAGCTGTGAATGCGTTGCAGAAGAAGCACCCAGATATGAGTGATATTCTCAACAATCCAAAGTTCAATGAGTGGATACAAGGATCGAATATTCGTAGGCGATTATATGAGCAAGCTGACAAGGCATTTGACCATGAAGCTGCTGACGAATTGTTTTCTCTCTGGAAGGAGAGGACTCAAGTAGTAAACCAAACAGTGAGTGCTGAGAAAGATAAGCGTACACAACAAGTCAGAGCAGCTGCTACCGGCAGTTCTAATGGAAATGTGGATTCTAACAGTCGTAAAGTGTATCGGCGCGTTGACATTATTAAACTAATGCGTGATGACCCAAACCGCTATGAAGCTCTTTCTAATGAAATCATAAGAGCCTACGCAGAGGGTCGAGTTAAAGGCTAAGTCCTTTAGGAGATATACAAATGGCAACTTCAGTTTATCCCGCTACTGGCGGTTTTGTAGACAACACTAGTGCAGCTACGTTTATTCCTGAATTGTGGAGTGACGAGGTACGCGCAGCCTATGAGAAGAATCTCGTTATGGCTCCGCTTGTTAAAAAGCTGACAATGAAGGGTAAGAAAGGCGATACCATCAATATCCCTGCTCCTATCCGTGGTGTAGCTACAGCTAAAGCTATCAACACTGCTGTTACAGTGCAGCAGGAAACAGAAGGTAACGTAGCTGTTGTCATCGACAAGCATTTTGAATATTCTCGTATGATTGAGGATTTGACAGAAGTGCAAGCGTTGGCATCACTGCGCCGCTTCTACACTTCTGATGCAGGTTATGCCCTGGCTCGTCAGATTGACACAGACTTGCTTGCTCTTGGTAAGACGTTGGGTAATGGCACTACTACGTTTGTTCACAATGCTTCTTTCTACAACGATGCTTCTACAGGTCTTACAGCTTATGCAGCAGACACAGTTGTTGCAGCAGATGTATTCACTGATGCAGCTCTTCGTGGTTTGATTCAGAAGCAGGATGATGCAGATGTACCGATGGATAACCGTTGTTTTGTTATTCCTCCTTCACTGCGTAATGCCATTATGGGTATTGATCGTTATGTATCTACAGACTTTGTTGCTGGTAAAACAGTTAACAATGGCTTGATTGGCAACCTGTACGGCATTGACGTATACGTTACCAGCAACTGCCCTATTGTAGAGACTGACGATGACAACAGTGTCGGTGGTCAACTACGAGCAGCTATGCTGTTCCACAAAGACACCTTTATCCTGGCAGAGCAGCTTGGTATTCGTTCACAGACTCAGTACAAGCAAGAGTTCTTGGGCAACCTGTACACTGCTGACACTCTGTATGGTGTTAAAACCTACCGTCCTGATAGTGGTTTTGTCTTAGTTGTAAACGGCTAAGATAACTAGGGAGGGGTTGTTAACTCAGCCTCTCCCTAACACTCAACACAGCATAAAGGGTTTAGCATGTCTACTCGTATCATAACCAAGAATAGTTCAACCGCTTCTGCAATACCCTCTAATGCCGACCTTGTTCAAGGCGAATTAGCTGTAAACGTAACTGATAAACGGTTGTTTACTGAGAATGCCAGCAACACTGTTGTTGAGCTAGGTACTAATCCAACATCCATCACCACAGGTAATATCACTTCTAGCGGTACAGTTAGTGGTAATGTTACTTCTAGTAATGCTGTTATTACAGGTGGTAGTGTTAATGGTGTACCTATTGGTGCTACAACAGCATCAACTGTTAGAGGCTCAATCATCACTGCAACCACTAACTTTGCAGGGGCTTTGACAGGTAACGTAACAGGTAACGTCACAGGTAACGTGACAGGTAATATAACTGGTAACGTGACAGGTAATGTCACAGCAAGCAGCGGAACTACTACGCTTAACAACCTTGTTATTAACGGTACAGTAGACTTTAACGCGGCAGTGTTGTCTGACTTAGGTGCTCCTGTATCCTCTACAGACGCAGCTACCAAAGGTTATGTAGACACACAAGTAAGTGGATTGATTGATTCAGCTCCAGGTGCATTAGACACGCTCAATGAGCTTGCAGCAGCCTTAGGTGATGATCCTAACTTTGCAACATCCGTAACAAACTCTCTAGCAACTAAACTAGCATTAGCCGGTGGTACGATGACCGGTGCTATAGCTATGAGTAGCAACAAGATTACAGGGCTAGGTACGCCGTCAGCAGGTACTGACGCAGCTACCAAAGCCTATGCAGACACTATGCTACCTCTTGCGGGTGGTACATTGTCTGGCGCTATTGCAATGGGTACAAACAAGATTACTGGTTTGGGTGATCCTACAAACGCACAAGACGCAACAACTAAGACGTATGTAGATGGTATTCTAAGCAGTGGAGAAGATGCAGCAGCCGCAGCAGCCGCAGCAGCCTCTTCAGCTTCTGCTGCTTCAACGTCAGCAAGCAATGCCGCAACGTCAGCAAGTAATGCGGCTACAAGTGCAACTAACTCAGCCAACTCAGCAACAAGCTCTGCTGCTTCTGCAACGACAGCAACAGCACAAGCGGTGATAGCTACCACGCAAGCCAACAACGCCACCACACAGGCCAACGCTGCCTCTGCTAGTGCTGCCTCTGCTGCTGCGATTGTTAACATATCAAGCGTGACTACGTTCACCAATCCACTGGCTCGTGCCATCTCTGTGCAGATGACGGCATCGACTACGGTGGGCGGGATACAGCAGATTAGTAATGCGAATCTTGATGTAGGCACAGGCAATTTTACAAAATCATTTTTAGTTGTGCTGCCTGATTACACGCCTTCAGCGGTAGTCAGATTTGAGTTTCGGCGGCAGGATGCGTCTAATTCTTCAGAGTTCAGTATTGAAACCACAGGTGCGCTTAGATTCCGAGCGTCAATAGCTGGTGTAAATGTCATCAACGCGCTTACCACCGCGACTGTTAGTACCGCAGACAATACTGCGGCGCTGTTCACTGTTGCCGTTACTCGCGAAACGGCTTCAGCAGCAGGCTCTGCTGATTTCTATGTTAATGGAGTATTGCTTCAGTCTGTGGCAATTCCAGCAGCAGCAACAGTCACAATAGACAACACAGGAACGCCAAGATACTTTGACGGGAATACTGTGCGTTATGCTGGCAGCCTCTTGGGAATGCGCCTATTCAACCGCGCCCTAACCGCAGCAGAAGTCCTCGACCTTAGCATCAACGGCCCTGCGCTGGCTGATCGGGGGGCGAGTCAGTTAACGCCAATAAGTGGAAATGCACAAAACGGAACGTCAACACGCGCTTTAACATCTTTTGTGGGGACTACAACGGGTTTTAGCGGATCAGCGTCATCATCAACAGGTACTGCAAGGCAAGGTGGGTGGACGCTGAATGCTCAAACTGGAAAACGCTACAGAGTGAAGTTATCATATGTTGCCAACGCTACAGCAGGTGGCACTCTTGAGTTGTCGGCTAGAATATCCACATCTACGAGTGATTTAACGGCTCTGTCAAACACAGAGACCGTAAGCGGCACAACCACGATGACAGGCACTTTGACCACAGACCTTGTGGCTACGTCAACCGGAGCTTTTTTTGTTGCTGTAACAATACGCAGCCCTTCGGCGGCGGCATCCATTGATATAACCGTTACGGATTATTCGATTATTCAAGTAGGCATTACCTCCGAACTCCTAGCCAGCAACGCTCAATCCGACACCGGCCAAATCTTTGACACAAGCGGCAACAAGAATCACGCGCTGCTGCCTGCAAGTGGCGCAACAGTCGTTGGTCGTCCTGTATCACAAACCCGTGAAGTGCGCTGGACAAACACATGGGCGGGGACGAATGAGCTTCAGTACATCGGGGGCGTTAATCAGGCGATCTTACCGGCCAATGCCTACATCGAATCAATCGTAGGCACAGTAAGTGGCGCGACACCACATGACATTATTATCGGTGACGGCTCAGACACTGACCGCTACGTGACGATTACAACAGGGCTGGCTGCTGGGACAACATCGTTTACGCTGGCTAACAGAACCACTGACGGCACAAACCTTAAACTTACGGTCGATCCCGATACTAATGCGACTATGAGCATTGCTTGGGTCATCCGCTACTCAACGCTGGAGGCGTAACATGATTACACTAACTGTCAACGGCGAACAAGTAAACTGCTATAACGGCGACATAGTTAAAGACACAATAGAGACTTCCGTAGGCACTGTGCCTTTTGAGTGGTCAACAGGCTTTGCACCTGAGCAAGCAATCTATGCTATTGAGCAATTCATCAATGGTACGCCGGTAGAGGTGCAGTCAACGGGGAGAGGCTGGATTATTGATCTGGCTTCAGAGACGCACCCACAGGCTGAGATAAATACGATTGATTTTATGTCTAACCTTGTTAACTTCAGGTGGATAGATTCAGCCTACACAGGCGACTGCGCGGCACAGCTTGTATTTACAGTAGAAACTACACCTGCTGAAGTAGCGGGTGCAATCACTGCCTTGTTGTAGGAGTAGATCATGGACATCGAAGAAAGCGCACTGCGTAGAATTATAAGAGAAGAAATGAAGTCAGCTCTGAAAGAAGTAGGCCTACACGATGAAGAAGCTGGTGACGATGTCCGACAGTTAAGGAGCTTGCTAGACGATTGGAAGGGTATGAAGACAACAATATGGCAGACGATAGCGAGGGCTGGTACGTTGTTTGTATTAGGTTTGTTAGCTCTAGGTACATGGAATAAAATAGGTGGCTCAGAATGATTAAGAAGATTAAAGCAGCTATGTCGCTGATGAAGGCTGGTAAGGTTGTTGCTGACCCTGCTAAGTGGAAGGCTAGGCAGATTGAGACATCTGCACTGGTTACTGCTCTGTGGGCTTTTGTCAACGCATCTTCAGCGTTTGGTTTAGAGATTCCAGTGAATGCAGAGATTATTGATGGTGTTGCTGTCGCTATGCTTGCTGTCGTTAATGTCGTGCTTACAGTTACCACCACAGATAAGATCGGCGTGTAGTGTCAGTGTCACCCCACAAGTTGAACTAGTCTTAGATGCCCCTGTGTTGCTTGATAAGGCTAACATAGTGGGTATTAAGCTAGAGACTAAATGTGTTATTCAGGAGTTATTATGAAACTACTCAGTATTATCAGAACCATTGTCGCTCTGCTCCCTATGTTGATTGAAGCTATTAAAGCTGCTGAAGAGGCTATACCTGGTAACGGTAAAGGTGAACAGAAGCTAGTGCTGGTTAGAGGTATGCTACAAGCAGCCTATGAAGCTGCTACAGATGTTGAGAATACATTTGAAGAAGTGTGGCCTGCATTAAACAAGACTATTAGCACTGTTGTAACCTCTCTCAAAGCCGCTGGATTGTTCAAGTAAGGAACTGACATGGCTCTACCAGAAATAGTAACAACAGCCCCTAGAACCCCTACATGGAGTGTTATAAACCCCACAGACATTAGAGGCGGTGGTGGTGGTGTCTATGATAGTTTGTTTGGTGGAATTGTCCCTGACTTCTCCACAATGGATTTAAACTTAGACCCTACAGGTGTAACTCCTGAAGTAGATCAGGCTGTGTTAGATGCTTTTTTAGCTGAGAATGGTTTTACCTTTAACTACGATCCTAAGAAAGATAAATCAGCAGAGGTACAGTTTGTAGAGCAACTAGCAGACTTCCAAGCAACACTAGCTGAGAAGCTCAGGACAGAAGTTATAACACAAGAGGAAATGGCTCAGTTATTAACAGCAGCTCACAGCAGCGTAGGTGTTGATGTTTTTCTAGACCCTTCTAAGATGACAACTAGAGCTAGTGACTACGGTGTTAGAACAGATGACAGACAAACACTAGCAATCCCTACACCAACATTTACACAGACCAGTGCTGCTCAACAAGCTGCTGCACAGGCTGCTGCTAGTGCTGCTGGACAAAGTGCTATTGATGCTGCTGTTGGTAGCATAATGAGTCAACAAACAGCAGGCGGTGTCAGTGCTAGTAACGCTAGCGGCGGTGGTGTAGTTGTTGGAGATGTAGGTGGTAGAGACACTGTTGTATCGCTAGACCCTGATGCAGACTTGTTTGGCACTAACACAGGGCTAGAGAGTTCTACGCCTGCGGATAATTCTAATCAAATTCTTATTGGCAGACAAATATGGGATGCTGTTTCGTCAGAACAAGACCCTGTATTACGCAATAGTTTAATCAGAGAATTTGAAACTTTTACAGGCACGGCATACAACCCTAATTCTCGTTATGGTGCAAACCTTCCGAGAGATACACTTAATCTCGACACTGTAGATATTACAGGTACAGGTACTGTTACAACTCAGACACCACAGCAACAATGGCAGAATGTATTAAATGATCCTAACGTAGATATTGCAGGTGCTGTAGCTGCTGCTCAGTTAATCTTTGGTAACTCTCCAGAGGGTGTTGCTGCTGTTGCTGATGCAGCTAACAAAGCTAAGGTCAGTGCTGAAGAAGTAGCAACTGCTTCAGGGTATAACATAGCTGATATCATAGCTGCTGCTGCGTCTGTCGGTGTTCCATTCTTGTTAGATAAGAAGACTGCTGCTACTACAACACCTACACCTACAGCGACACCTACAGCGACACCTACAGCGACACCTACACCTACAGCAACACCGACACCTGTATCAACACCAACACCTACGCCTACAGTGACACCTACACCAACACCAACGCCTACAGCGACACCTACACCAACGCCTACAGCGACACCTACACCAACACCTGTATCAACACCAACACCAACACCAACTCCGACACCTACACCAACACCTACACCAACTCCGACTCCAACGCCTACGCCTACGCCTACGCCTACGCCTACGCCAACTCCAATAGGCACTAACGGCACTGACGGTAAAGACGGTAAAGACGGTGGTGACGGTGGTGACGGTAAAGATGGCAATGACGGCAATGATGGTAAAGACGGTAAAGACGGTGAGCCAGGGTTGTTCTCAGCAGCGTCTATAGTTAGTGACTTGTTTTCACCAGAGTTATTTAAATCATCAGCAACACTAGCTCCTGAAGTTAACACACTCTTTGGTGCTTTTAGAAGGAGTCAAATGCAATGATATATATAGATATTGTTAATAATGTACTACGCAGATTGCGTGAATCAGAAGTACAAACAATAGCACAGACATCCTATTCAAAGCTCATTGGTGACTTTGTTAATGATGCTAAGACTATCGTTGATAGTGCTTGGCGGTGGTCACAGTACAGGGTTGAAATAGCATTCAACACAACTAACACTGTAGCTACATATTCTCTAACAAACAGTGGTGTTAATCCTGTTGTTGTTAATGCTTTGAATGATACTAATAACATCTTCTTAGAATACAAAAGCCCTACATGGTTTGAACAACAAACAAAGCTACAAGACATTGTTTATGGTGTTCCAGCCTACTACACCTTTGCAGGTGAAGATGGTGGTGGTGATGTTATTGTTAAAGTATACCCAGTACCTGATGCAGCTTATGCCCTAGTGTTTAATGTCATTAAAGACGCTGTAGACCTCACCATTGAAACAAGTAGTCTACCCATACCTCACCAGCCTGTGATTCAACTAGCCTTTGCTATGGCACTGCGTGAACGAGGTGAGACAGGTGGACAGAGTGCAGCAGAGCAGTTTGGAGTAGCAGAGGCTTTCTTGTCAGATGCCATAGCCTTAGACGCTGCTAAGAACCCTGAAGAACTTATCTGGAAGACTGTGTAATGGCTCAACAACTACAGAGTATTAACATATCAGCTCCAGGCTTTGCTGGTATTAATACACAGGATAGTCCTATCAGCTTGTCTCCTGTGTTTGCTGCTATTGCTAACAACTGTGTTATTGATAAGTTTGGTAGAGTAGGAGCTAGACAAGGGTTTACATTAGAGACAACAACTACCAACGGTAATCTCGGTAGTTCAATAGGCATAGAGTCTATCAAAGAATATAAAGACTCTGCTGGTGTCTCTGCAATCTTCACAGCAGCTAATAACAAGATACTCAAAGGGATTGCTACGTTAGTTGATAAGACTCCTGCTGCTTACACCATCACTGCTAACAACTGGCAGATGGTTAACTTTAACGACAGGATGTACTTCTTCCAGCGCGGCTACGAACCTCTAGTGTACATTGGCTCTACAGATGTCCTGGCTAAGATGAGTAGCGTATCAGGAGCAGCAGGAACACCACCACAGGCTAACACAGCTATTGCAGCCTACGGTAGAGTATGGTGTGCTGACTTCGCTGCTGATAAGCATACAGTGTATTGGTCAGACCTACTCAACGGAAGTATCTGGACAGGTGGTAGCTCAGGCAGTATTGACATCTCTGAAGTGTGGCCTGACGGGTATGATGAGATTGTCACTATGACAGCTCACAATGGCTTTCTAATCATCTTTGGGAAGAAGTCTATCCTGGTCTATGCTGGTGCTGAAGACCCATCGACAATGGCAATAGCAGACGTTATAAACGGCATAGGATGCGTTGCTAGAGACAGCGTACAACACACTGGTGCTGACATCTTATTCTTAGACGCTACAGGTGTAAGAAGCCTTGGTAGAACTATTCAAGAGAAGTCTGTACCTATTGGTGACATCAGCAAGAATGTTAGAGATGAAATTAAAGATTTAATATTTACAGCTACACAGCCTATTAAGTGTCACTACAGTCCTGAGAATGCTTTCTACTTAGTTACCTTTAGAGAGTCTTCAATTACTTATTGTTTTGATACACGTAGACCCCTAGAGGATGGTAGCTACAGAGTTACAACATGGACAGGTTTAGTGCCTTTGTGTTATGAAAGAACACTAGGTGGTATAATGTACATAGGTACTTTAGGAGGTGTTGGTAAGTATCAAGGGTATATAGATAACACCACTCCATACCTGATGAGTTACTTTAGTCATCCGTTAACCTTTGATAAGCCTTCTAATTTAAAGTTCTTAAAGAAAGTGTCATTGATTACCATTGGTGGTACTAGCAATAACGGCATCTTAAACTGGGCTTATGATTATTCATTAGCATACAGCAAACAAGCATTCTCGTTTGTGACGAGTCTTAATCCCGCTAACTATAACATCTCTGAGTTTAATACAAATGCTGAATATACATTCCCTACAACTATTAATAAACCATCCATTAATACAACAGGCAGCGGTGTTGCTGTGTCAATAGGTGTAGAGGCTACGATAAATAATTCAGCATTCTCCATACAAGAAATGAACATTTATGCACTACTAGGAAGGATTATATAATGGCTGATTACACTAAGGCTACGAACTTCGCAGCTAAGGATGCTTTGGTAACAGGCAATCCTTTGAAGGTTGTTGTAGGTACTGACATTGACACAGAGTTTAATGCTTTGCAGAGTGCTGTTAACAGTAAGGCAGATAAGGCATCACCTACCTTCACAGGGACAGTGGTAATACCAACACTAACTGTTAGCGGTACAGCCACCATAGGCACTATCACTGGTGGAACTTATTAAGGAGTAGTGTATGAGTTTTTGGCAAGCTTTAAAAGAAGAAGCTGATAAGGGCGGTTTTGGTAATCTTGTGGCAGGCGGTGGTGGTTTAGCACTAGCAGAGAACTACGCGAGAGAAATAGAAAAAGCTGGTCTAGATGCTTCTACGGCAGCTAACACGCTAGGAACTACATTAGCTAATGAAGCAAAGTTTAAACCTTTTACTGTTACTACAGGGCTTTCAAAAGTTATTACAGATGATAAAGGTGGCTATACTGTTGAACTTACCCCTGAGCAAAAGTTTTATCAAGATGAGTTGTTTAGAACATCTGCTGGTTTGTTGCAGAGTGCTACACAAGATAATACAACGCGAGAACAGCAGATATTTAACCGTCTTCAAGCTATGGTATCTCCAGGACAAGAGAGAGAAGCATTAGCTCTGGAGAATAGGCTGTACAATCAAGGTAGAGGTGGTGTTAGTACAGCAATGTATGGCGGTACACCAGAGCAGCTTGCAAGGGCTAAAGCTATTGAAGAGCAACGTAGCACTGACATTTTTGGTGCTATGAATCAATCACTAGTTGAACAAGCTCAGAATGCTGATATTGGTAGTAGTTTATTCAAGCTCGGTTACATGCCGCAGCAACAAGCAATAGATTCTCTAGCACCTGCTATTAACATGGCTGACATAGCCGGTGCAGGTCAGAGAGCTGGTATACAAGCACAAGGTTTGTTAGGTCAGACAGGTATTGAAGCAAGGTTTGGAGGAGCTAACACAGCAGCAGGAGTACGTAGCAACGCATTAATAACTTTGATAAATAGCTTATCATCTCCTAAAACCGATGCGGCAGGCAATACAACACAGCAAAGTGCTATTGATAGAGCCTTAGGTGGTTTGTTCGGTAAATTTATTAAGCCGTAGTTAAGAGGTAAATATGTTAACAAATATACAGAGTTTATTTGCAGATATTCTACAGACACCTGAACAACGTGCTATGCAGCTTAGGAATGAAGGGTTAACCAGAGCTGAGTTAGCTACAAGAGGCTTGTCAGGCGGTGGTCAGTTGTTAGCTCCTTTGATATCTGCACAAGCACAAAGTGCGCCTATGATTGAAGATATGATTAGGAGGGGCTTTGGAGGCTTGTTCGGTCAAGACATTCGTACAGAGTCTGAAAGAATACAAGGGATGCTGTCAGAGGCTGATACAGCTACACCAGAAGGTCAACAGGCGCTGATAACAGCACTGCGTAATCAAGGCTATGGCGCTCAAGCTGCACAACTTCAACAGCAAATGATGGCAGAACAGCAGCAACAACAAGCAGCCGCTGCTCAGGCTCAACAACAAGAGTTTGAGAATACACTTCAGTCTATGAATTATCAACTGGATGTTGCACAGTTTGGCGAAACACAGGCAACTAATCTGCAAGCCCGTAGATTAGCAGAAGCACAGGAAGCACGTGCAGCAGGTACTTATGAATCTGAGATACAAAAACAGCAAAGAGAGCAAAGAGAATCAGAGGCTTTGAGAGCATCTAATGTTGCTATCATTAATAGCAGTCCTACTATACCTGCACAAATGAAAGCAAATTTAAGCAGAGCAGCTTTATCAGGTTTGTTTGATCAAAACCCTGAAGAAATCTACAAGATAGCTTATGGTAATGATGAAATTGTTACTTTTGGAGGCGTAGCATACAACGCATCAGCAGCTCGGCGTGGTGAAAGTGATACCTGGCTGACAGTACCAAAAGCACCTACAAACCTTGCTGAGACAATTCTATCCGACTTAGACCCTGCTAAGTTTACACCAGAAAGCATAGCGCAGGCTCTGACGCTATTTAATCAAGCAACAACACCTGTTGATCAAAACACAGCCCTTAGTGTCTTGCAACTACAGTCATCATCAGACCCTAGTAATTCTGTTAAGATACTAAGTTCTGATCTGGCAATGGACGTTACAGCCTACAACAGTTGGGTTAGAGGAGGTAAGCAAGGAGAAC